GAATTAGGCGATAGGGCCATTCGGCACCTGCTGTTGAGCGGCCAGCTGTTTTACGAGCTCGCGGTCGCGATCTGAGTTGGCGCGTATTGACGCCACATCGACCTGCGCGCCATAGCGGGCGTTCATCTCCGCTGCTTTGAGCACAATGTCGGCCTCGTCTTTGTCGCGCCGGCGGTCGTCCTCTCGGATCATCTTTTCGCGTTCGAGCTCTAACTCTGCTTTTTTCTTTTCAATATTTGCGTTGATCTCGGCCATCTGTACTTGGATCAGCTGCGCCTCAATAGGTGGCTCCTGTGGCGCTGGTGGTGTTGGCGGCTGCTGGCTTGGGTCTTTGAAGAAGCGCTGCGGGTCTTTGAAGCCAGCCACTTCGAGTATCTGCACCAAGGTCTGGTAATAGTTCTCGACGCTAACCAGTGGGTTCTCTGGGCCCAGCTGCTGCAATAACTGCTCTTGCTTGTCTGCGATCTGCTGCAGCATCTGCATGCGCTCTACGTCGCCGCCCTTACCTAGCGCCACGTTGCTGACAACGTCCATGTCGGCGTTCCAGCGATCAGGGCTCATGGGCACAAACGTGTTGCGCAGCCTGATCATCCGCGGCTTGTCCATGTGCTTGATGATCAGCTGCAGCAAGCCCTTGTAGAGCCGCGTCATGCCGCCATCGGCGAACAGCCTGGCAATCATCTCGGTGCGTTGCTGAGCAGCGCCAATCGTCTGTTGTACGGCCATCAGCGTGCTGCTTTGCAAAGCGCTTGGATCAAGCCCGTCAGCCGCCTTAGAGACGCCTGTGCGGTTCTCACGCATCTGGTCGAGGTAGTCGAGCATCGGGAAGGCTTCTTTGCCAACGAAGGGCAAATTGAACGGCACAACCGCGCCAGGCTGACGCATTCGGATCACGCCGCCGGCTTCGTTGTTCATCACGTCTTCGAGGCTCGCTTGGCCTTCGACAATGCCCACCCTCGGGTGCGTGCTCATCGCCAGGCTGTCGAGGCTTGCTCGCAGCACGGCAGTTTTGATCCGCTGTATATCCATCGTCAGGTCAGCGATCGACATGCCAAACATGGCGTGCGGCTCTGGGTCTGGGCAGAAAAACGCAAACGGCACCATGTCGGTCGGCTCGTTGCGCAGGATTTCGTAATTGGGCCCAGCGCAGCAAATGCGTCGCAATTCGGCAATTCCATCCCCGTCTGTGTCGATATTGGCGTATGCCTCGACGTAAAGAACGCGGCGCACCATTTCAGAGTTTTCAAACGAGCTCTGCTGGTAGCGCTCGCGTGCCTCGACGTTAAAGAGCTCAAAGTCTGTGTCGCTGGTGGTAGCGTATTGTTCAATCTCGTCAGCGTCGTAGCCGAGCTCGACCATGTCGCTGATGGTCAAATACGCGCGGTGCGCGACCAGGTCAGCGTCTTCCAGGCCGCGGGCATTGCGGTTGATGACGATTTCTTCGGGGGGCACCGACTCGACTTTGATTTTGCCAACTTTCTTGCGGTGCGTGACGCGAACCGAGTGCATCGCCTCGGGGTTGTCGCTCGACGTCATGCTTTTCAGCATGTCGATCTCGACGTCAGGGTTGCTGTTGAGCGCAGCCAAAGCCTGGTCGTCCAGGTTCTCGAGCTCGTAGCTCTGAGTCTTCTCTGACTCGTCGTAGCAGTATTTGATGAAGCCAGAGCCCTTCACCAGCGCGTCTTTCATCGTCGCGTAGATGATCTCGATATAGCTCTGGTCTTGATCCTGGTTCAGTATGTAATTGACGTAGTCGGTCGCCTGCTTGGCCATCTCCACGTCTTCAGGGCCGGTCGGTGCGTATTCCACAACGTGGTCAGAGCCACAAAAAATGCGCATAAGAGACGGCAGCATCGCTTGCACAGTGTCGCGCACGTCCATCGTTTGAGCGGTGCTGCGGCCCTCTTCTTCGTTGCCCAAGGGTTCGCCGGCGTAGTATTCCGCTGCCTCAGCGCGCTGGGGCGAGATGGTGTTGTCGATGAAGTCCACGGCATCTTCGATGGCGAGCGTGATTGCGGCCTGGATCTCTTCGTCGCCCATGCCCATGTCTTCTTCGATGAATTCTTCGTCGTCGTATAGTTCAGCCATCGTTATATTCCTGGTGCCAGTAGGCCGCCAAATGCCTCAAACGGCGCGCGAAAAGCAGCGCGCTCGGCTGGGTCTTCCATGTATTGCTGGTCTAGCAGGCCGCGCATTGCAGGCGTGCTCATCATGGAGTTTGGGTTCTGCGCCGGCGGTAATTGTTGGTTTTGGATAAACCTATCCATTTGCTGGCCGTAGCCTTGCGGAGACGCGATCGCGGCGCGTGGATCTGGTGCGGCCATGCCTTGCACAAAGGTGTCTATGCCGCTCAACAAACCAGATACGAAGCCCTGGCCTGCTTCTGCAGCGCGCGGTAAGGCTTGGCTTTGCGCTTCTGCCGCAAGCAGTCCGCTTGGCGGGTTGTCGCGGCGATACTTTCTGCCGCCGGCACGGCGGGCATCGATCTCGTTTTGTATGTCTATGTCTTCGGGCGGTATCGCCATCGCATTGCCAGAAGACAAAGCGGCCGCGATTGCTGCAGCACGGCCCATCTTCTTTTTGTCTTCAAGATATTTCATGACGCCGTCAAGCCACTGCTGATCGGCTTTCTGCGCACCACCGCCCAAGAGCACAGCGCCTGTGCGCTCTGTTTCGTTAAGCGGCTGACCCAAACGCTTGCTGCCTTTTGACGTCACTCGCAGGTCGTCGGTTGCCCTGTACAGGTCTGGAAACATCACCTGCAACGGTATGCTTTCTTGCAGGCCACCAGCGTAGATGCCTTTCACGCCATGCGAGTAGGTGTCGTGCATGGCGTCGTCTAGCAGAGCAGCACCTGGGAAGGCTTTTATGGTGCTGAACCCAGACTCACCACGCGGTAGTCCACGCAACTCCGGTTCAGTGATCGCGCGCAGTGTGTCTTCGTAGCTTGGAAAACCGACCCTGCCGTAGTCGTTTTTCATGTCCATTTTGTTTACGACCAACTTTCGCAGGTCAGAAGGCGCAACACGTTTTCCGCCTTTTTTACTTGCCGGTGCCAGACCTTTCATCTGTGCCAGGCCTTCTTCAGTCTCAACGCCAGCGAAATCCGGCACGCTTTTTCTGATGTCAGCGTTAAAGCGATTGATCTCTTTCTTCGCGATCCCGAGCGCCGGTATCTGACGCACCATGCTTTCGACTAGCATCGTATTGAACTTCATTGACTCGTCGCCCATGCGGGCAAAGACACCGCGCACGTCATCGCTCAGGCCAGCAGCACGATTAATTTGATTCTGTAGTTTTTGCGCAGCGCCTTTGCTTGACGCCCAGCCCAACAAACTATTCAGATCGGAATTCATCAAACCGTAGTTAGGGCCGCCCTGCAGCGTCACAGGAGCACTTAGCGGGACGCCTTCGACGTCCAATAGACTTGAGCCAGCGATGCTTGGATCGCCCTGTATGGGCACCATAGCGCTGCCTTGGAGGTCTTCTGGCAGGATGATGTCGCGCTGCAGGACATCGACATCTTGCGACGCGCCAGGCTGCATTCGCATGCGTTCTCGTCGGCCAAAAGCCGTCTGATCGTCTGCTATCTGCTGCAGGTACTTGTTCACCCTGTTCATGTCGCGCTTTGGCAAATCTTCGCCGCGCAACATGGCGTCCATCGAGGCACGCAGAACGGGCGACAGGCTGGCGGTGAGCACGTTCGCTTCAGCGTCTTGTGGCGACGCTACCGCCGCCGCACCAATCGCAGTTGCTAGTGCAAGCGGAGCGCTTGCCAGTATGTCCTCTGAAATCGATTTCTTGGGATCAAACTTAGCGTTGATTGAGCGAATTGCGGTGTCATCAAACGCCACAACGACATCAGTGGGTGCGAACAATTTGGCAGCAGCTGCCTCTCTGGACTGTTTTCTTAGGTCGTCGGGCACGTTTGCGTATACCGACTTATCTAGCATTGACCGCAGTCTTTCTCGCTGCGTCATCTTTGGTGCATACCAAGGGTTCGCTGGATAGCCCTGTTCCGCCAGATAATCCATGCGGTTTCTCAGCGTGCCCGACTTAACATTCGGGCCGACATCAACAATGCCCTCTATGATAACGCCTGGGTAATCTTCGGAGAGAAGACTCGTAAGTTCGTCGGTGGACGTAATGTCTCGGTCGGCACCTAACTGCAGAAAACTGCGCGCGTCCTGGCCATCGATAGTCATCCCGTCTAATTGCAAATCACCATACAATTGCCCTGGCGTCGATGGGGTAACGCGCGCAAAGCCTTCTTTTTTGATGAAGACGGGATAAACGACAGGAGCGCTCGGATTGCCAAACTCACGCATATTGCCAACGTAAGAAGAGGCGACGTCAGGTGAACCAGACACAAAAAGCCCCGTAGCGGGAACTTCAAACGATTCGATGTCCGCGTCGGTGCCGTGATAGTAGACGTTGTCTACGTCAAAGCCTTGCTCGCGAGCTCTAGCTAGGCGAGCAGATTTGTCGCCCAGGCCAAGGAGGCCTCCAGCAAGGTTTGAAGCGCTCGGCAATTACTTACCCTTCTTGCTTGGCTTCTTGGCAGGCGCTTTTTTGTAGAGCATCTTGGCGATGTCATTCGCAGCGTCTTGCACGCCGCCTGGGCCGCGTCGATAGGTCTTTTGGTCTGTATGCGCCACGCGAGCCCCCATATATGGTGATTTTATGGGGATTAATTTTACCAGTTAGGTAATTGACAGCCCTCGCCTGAGCGGTTTCTGCCAGCTGCTGGCAGCGCTCATCGCGCCGCTCAGCGTCATTGCGTCGCTGGCGAACGTGAGGCAAAGCGAGTCAGCCAGGTCAGGCGAGCGCAGCCCGCGCTTACGCATTTGGTCTTTGCTCTCCAGCTGCATCTTGCCGCTTGATGTGAATTTGTATTTGGCGCTGACGAGCTCGGCGAGCAGGTCGTCGTCCTGGGGCAACGACACGTCACGGGCCTCTAGCCAGGCTTTGACCTTAAACCAGAGCTCAGCGCGCAGGTTGATGTAAGTCGCCTTGCTGCTCGGGCTCTCGCTGGTGTTGATGCCAACAGCCGGCAGGCCGAGCTCACGCAGGCGGTCGCACACACCGCCGCCCAGGCCAATCGAGTCCACGTTGATCTGCACAGGCCGCGTTCGCGGCTGCTGGCTTTCATACTC